GAACCGAACCCTTATTTCTATCTACAAGACCAGAAGTGCAATATGTGATAGAATCTTTTGCAATTTTAATTGAATTTTTCTGTCTACCTGCGTTTGGAATACCAGATTGAGTAGCTGGTGTATATAAGAAATATTCTTCTAATTCTGGTGAGATGCTGCTATAACCATCTTCATCACCTTTTTGCTTCATTAAGATAGCACCAGGATCTCTACCATTCTTTTTCTTTTCTTGTCTGATAAACTTGATCTTCATGGGATCAATGTATCTCAGATCTTTAATTCCTTCTTGGGGATTTTTAACGTCAATAACTTTTAGATAATATAATCTACCATCTACATACCAGTTTCTAAAGATTTCATGGCACTTTCTATCAAAGTCCATGATTTCTTTTATCTTTCTGAATTCATCTCTAATAGTTTTCTTTAACTTATCACTAGCATTTACATTTGATAATTCTATTTCAACAGGGGAATCATACAGATCACTAACAATTGCTTCATTGACAACATCTTCAATGGCACCATCCACTTCTGGATGCAGTGCCATTTCTCTATATCTTTTAATTAAATCTGTTTCATTTCTGTAAACACCTTCAATATCAACATAGGAACCATAAAATCCACTAGCAATATAATTGTCAACCCCGTCCTCGTTTGACGGAGGAACGGGGGAAACAATCGAAGGTGATTTATCCTGATTATCGTCAATAGAAAAACCAAAAAGTTTGGCCATAATAATTCGTATTTGATCTTTATTCTACTATTTAGCTGATATCTTCACCACCAGATTTTGCTGATGGTCCTACATATGCTTCCCACCAGTGAACCTGAAGTTCTACAGTGAACTCTTCAATCGTATCACCAGTTTCATAACTTACATCGATTGCAGAAATATTGGTTGGGAAGATATCCCAGAACTTGTAAGATCTGAGAACTGAACCATCACGATCAAGTTGATGAACCTTTGCATCTTTATGGTATTCTGCTGGGTCAGTTAGACCAGTAGCATTATCCATTTTATTGATGACATTCATCCACTTTTCGAAAGCAGAACGAATACCAAAGTCAGTGTCATTGATAACTGTAATAGTCCAGGTATCAAACGTTCTGTCACCTGCTACTTTCAGAATTCTACCTCTGAAAGGAACATCAATTGGAGTGATGTTTGATGCTGGCAGTGCAGCTGCCTTGACCAGAAATCTTGCATTGTTGATGACTTCTGGGTTGATAGCAGCTGCATCTGGGAATGCTAATTCAACTTCAAATAGATTAGGTCTTGCACCACCACCAGCTAGTTTCCCTTTAAAGTCAGTAATTTTTCTGACTGGGATTGTATTCCTTTGTTGACGATTTGCCATTTTTCTTTAAAACCTCGTTAGTAAATTATTAAAATGATTGAATCAGACGTTACCAACTACTTCTTCAAATGCAACACCAGATCTGGTGGCAACGAAGGTTAGACCAATAAAGTTAATTGATCTTGCTGGTTTGATGAAGATTTCAGCAACAAACTCATTGTTGTCAATGACTGCAGCAGTGTTATTTGTTTCATCACAAACAACAACATAATCTGCAATACCTCTCTTAGATTGAACGTCACGTAAGAATGGTTCAACAATATTTACAAAGTTGGTTCTTGTGATTTCATCATTGAACTCGAAGAGTTGTGCTCTTGCGGCAGCAGAAATTGCATCCTCAAGATAGATGAACAGACGACGAACATTGATTCTATCAAATGCAGATGCTTTTGCTAGACCAGTCTTATCACCAAAGAGAACAATACCAGAACCTTGTGAGAAGATAACAGGGTTGATTCTGTTACCATAAAGTCTGTCTCTTTCGATTTTACTTGGGTTGTATGCAAGTTTAACGGCATTCAAAATTGTACCTCTAACAGTACCTGCTGGTGAGAACCATGGGAACTGATTGATATCATTGCGAGCACATGTGCCTGCAACGTCAGCAGCAAGAGGAATATATCTGAAAGTATTATTGAATCTGTCATACATGTACTTGTATCCAGAATCAAACACGGCATAAGATGATGACGTGATAGGTGCATAGAAACTGATAACATTATTTGTAGCAGTTTCATTATCTTCGATTGTTACTGACCCTACATTAGTATCAGTAATAAATGCCTTTCTATATGGTGAGATGAATGCAATGGCATCTTTTCTTGCTTCAGCAACAGCAATCAACTTGTTGGCAAGTGCTTGTGCTTCTTCTTTCTCCAGATTGCCCGATGGCATAATCAAGAAATCGCAGTTATATTCGTTAGAATTCTCTAGAAGAGCATAACCACCAACTAAGTCAGAAAGACCTGCACCTAAAGCACCAGCAGCAGAAATTGAATCACCACCACCATAATCTGCACCACCGACTAACTTAGAGTTGTAAGAACCAATAGAGTCAAAGAGTACCCCTTCAACCAGAGCATCCCAAGATCCATTAGTTGCTAGATCAAATCCAGATGAATAACCAGTTGCAACTGTTCCACTTGGTTCAGAACCACCATAAACATAGTCAGATGATGTAGCAAGATATCTTCTCCAATAAGAAGGAGATCCAGCAGAATATTCTGCATCTTTTGCTTTAGAAACACCCAAGTGCTTTTCAAGAATCGTTCCAGCATTACCAGTAATTACACCGTCACCGTCAACGACTACGACGTGCATTTCATCAAATCTAGAACCTCTAGATGCAGCAAAGTTTGTTGTTGAAGGTCTTTCAGCAACAGTGTTCCACTTAACTTTAACTTCGGTAGTTGCAGTTCCTACGACTGCAGTGCTTACTACCAACTCTTGCTCATCGTACCAATCTTGAACTTTGGTAGGTGTTAATGCACTAGAAGAAGTTCCAGCACCAACACTGTGAATACCAAGTACACCATCACCAAAGAGCCATACACCATCTGGTTGATAATCGACAGTTACTTCAGTTCCGTCAGCAGCAACGTGACTTAGAACTTTAACGTCTACCATACCAGAATAGACACCGGTGATGACACCCTTAAGGTGACCATCTAGTGCGGTTGTTGTACCAGCACCAATTTTAACTTTACCTACTACAGATTGAGTAACACCCATACCTACTGTGAGACCAGCAGTTGGCATTGAGATGATTTGATCTGCAAGTGCGTCGATAATACCGACTCTTAAACCGTTTGCCCAAGAACCAGGTGTTTTTGCTGCAAGAACAATACTAGGAATAGTATTATCGTCGTAACCCAGTTGTTGATAATGATCTGCGTTCTTTAATTTGATTGTACCACCCACACCAGCATTTACTAGTTGATCACCATCAGCTCTGATGATTTGCAGTGATCCACCGTAAGCAAGATATGAGGATGCAGACATCCAAGTCTCATACTGCTTGTCTGTAGAGTGTGGCTTACCGAAAGTTTCGATAAGATCTTTTTCGTTTTGAACTAATGTTGGTAGTTCTACTGGTCCCTTGTCGAAGGGACCTACAATGGCACCAATTTTATCAGACGTGGGATCGACTCTACCTACAGTAAGGTCAACCTCTCTCACTAAAATACCAGGAGATGCTAAATTTAGTGGCATCTTAAATTCCCCTCGCTATCCAAATTTATCTAAAAATATTTATGAAAAGGGGTATTTTCAGTGGGGAATGATGACGTGATATCTACCAATCGGGATATTCCCAAATATTGCTTGCTTTATTTGCTCTCTTCTTAGTACACTCTTTACATTCATATGAATATGATGATGCTACAGGTCCTCTATCTTTTCTAGTTCTGTAAAACCCTTCAACTAGATTTTTTGTTACCCTACATTTTCTGCATTTTCTTTCAAATAAAAGAAGATGACCTAAAGTTAATTCTTCATCAAAGTCCATTACCCCCCACTCCAATCCCAATTCCAGGGCAACATTGCCATGCCAAAATATGGCATAAGAATATAGTGATCCATTAGAATCAATACAGGTATACCAACACCCAATTCAATAGCAATCTTCTTTCTTGGAGGTAATGTTTCTAACCATCTTTTATATGGATTATCAGCAAGTCTATCTAATTTTAGTTTATAGAATATTTGTTCTGCCCACCATTGTGGATCAATTATATTTTTAAACCAAATCAAAGGTGTCAATAACCACCTGACTTGTTTTCTATACCTTATTACTAATGCTATTAATAAGGTTGGTATTAAAAATAATAAGATAAGATCAATCATCGGTAATCCCACATATAAGAAGAATCCCCATATTCATCAGTATGCCATACTGTGCCATCAGATTCAACAAAAGTACTTTCTTCTAAACCATCAAGAATAAAACCAAACGGTGCCATGTCTTGTTCGATTTGATTTTTTTGTTCCTCATAGATTCTTTTACGAACATCATTGTCCGTCATTTCTTTAAAATAATCCTGAGCAACTAACCAAGAGAAAAGAACTAAACACATTGCAAGGTCATCATTACAACCTTCCTCTGCTTCAAATGAATTATGACGTTGTGCAAATGTTGTTAATTCTGAAATGATATCATAATCGGCAACTAAAATCTTATCATCTTCTAAAAGAGTTTTTAAATTAGAACAACCAAGTTTTTTTACTGCAGCAGTTGTTCTAACACCAAGTTGAGATTTTTTACCACTAAACCCAGAACCAACAACCTGACCTGCACGACCTCTCATGGCACACATGAGAATATTTTCATATTCTAAATCGAAATGAAGAATACTTGCAACCTGATCTCCAATATCATTTACTTCCACTAGTAACCATGCTTCATTATATCCTTTAGCAACATCATTAATGATGCTAGGAAATAGCATTGGTTTTACTTCATTATTTCTATACTTTGCAACTACCTTATATGGAAATTCTGTTATGTCAAAAACAATAAATGCAGAATAATCATTACCTAGACCACGAGCAACGTCAACGGTCATCAAATAATTATGTTCTGGTTGAGGGTTTTCGTAAATATCAAGACCAGCATTTCTCTTTAGTGGGTCTTCATATATTAAACTTCTAAGTTTAGATGGATTGATGAGAGTATTAACAGATCCTAAGAACTCACACTCAAACTCAACTTTGAATTGTTCTTCAGAAGTATTTGCAATGGTAGTTTCTTTCCACTTATCATCTCTACCTGGTACTTCAGACCAATGAACATCTGTAGGTACATATTCATTCTTACTCTTCTCAGCATCATGCCACATACGGTAGAAATGATTCATACCGTGTGGTGTAGATACAATAATTACTTTGGTGTTTTTACCAGAAGTAATAGTAGGATAA